GGCAGCTCCAAATATACGATTGTAAAAGAATTTGAGAGCCCAGACTGTGCCGACGAGTGCCAGCATGACAGGGATGACATCCATGCAGATTACCCACAATTTTGAAGTGAGGGGGACGTCAGAAAACATATAATTTACTATTCTAAAGTTGAGAAAGAAATTTTTGACGCGGGCCCAAATCCGATTCAATAATGAAGGGGCATCGGTAGGAAATGGGTCGTGTGGGGGAACAAACTCCGGAGTGAAATTATCGCGGAGTCCAGCCATAGGGGCAAATTGTGAGTATAGTTCCACGAAGAAGTCGTGGATAACTGTAGAGGTGTACTTGGGGTTGATCAAAACAGAAGCAGCACCATACTGGAAAAAGCGAGTACTCCAAAGAGAACTCACAAAATATAGTGCCACTGTGGACCACATCATTCCGGGTAGAAGTGGAACATTATACCACGTCCAACGCATCCAATGTATGACTTTGAAAGGGTCAAATAGTCCGCGGAAGACCATGATATTTGCGAGGGCGGCTCGCATAGTGGCTTGCTGTTTGTCGGCAGGTACGAAAGTTGAGATGAACCACCGAGTCCAAGTAGCTCCAGCAAGGAAGGGGACAAAAGGGATGGGAATGGTAAACTGGCGGCCAAATAGATTAGGCTCCCACCATCCAAAGATGACATAGCCAAAAACAAACTCTCCAGTGTTTAACATAGAAGAGATTGCAGCCATGGTCTCGTTGAATATGGCAGCCCAATCGTCCGCATCACAAAAGACAGGGTGTGAGTAACGGGGACCATCTTTATGTGGGGGGGATTCCCAAGTGGAAGTGCCAGTGTGACGCCACTTATATTTTTGAGTGAAAAGGTGGCGTTTGAGAAGTTCCTCAGCTTGGTCAAGTTCTTCTTCGCTGAGATCACTGGGATTGCGATTTCGTTTCTCGACAAGAAGACGATAATTTCGCAAAGCTTGTTGGTAAGCAGCGTAGTCTATTCTCTCGTCTTCTTCGGCGGTCGCAGCTACCTTCACTAGCGCGTTCGAAAGATAAAGTTGGATGGCGGCTTTCTCTCTCTCATCTGTGGCAGTGGACTTCATTCGGGTGAGGAGAATGGCGAGGATACGAGCATGAAACTTATTTTCCTCTTTTAGAATACAGTGCGTGACATGGCGTTCGTCACCGATGTAAGATGTAATTTCCATCATCAACTGTATCCTATTATTGTCATCAATAGACATTTTCCATTCTATGTTGGTGACACCTCGTTTGAGATCCTTCTGCATTTCCAACATGATTTCTGGGTTGATGGGACCCAGCTCTTCGCCGTTAAGGGAAAAAGATCTTATAACAGCCATATGTGGGAGAGATTCAGGGTGGTCACGAAGCCAAGAAAGATGTTTCTCGGCCTGTTGAGTCGCCGTCAACTTGCCTTCAACTGCTCGACGGGAAGTGAGCACGCACGTTTCCATTTGTGTTTCAAGAGATTCACGCTTGGCAACGTCGCCGGTGAAGGAAGCAAGGAGATACTGTTCTCCAATGTCATACCACTTTGAATACAAATCTTGTCGATGTTCTGATAAGTATTCCAGTTCCTCTTGATTGAGAGCGGGAACTGTTATCTTCTCGGACAGACCGGGGAAGTGTTCTTGGTTGGGATGTAGAACACGAATGTCTGGATTGGGGACACTCCTATTCCATGTTGAATAATCAACATCTGGTTCGGTCTCCACTCGATTGACTAGAGCTTGGACAATAATATCATTCCAAGCAGTGGGGACGACACCAGGGAGTTCTTCGATAGGTGTGTTCACGGTGGCCGGACAAACTTCCTCGTATATAGCTCTCATAAGTTGAGGCGTGCAGTCTGGAAGAAATTTGAAATTGCGATGTGGTCTAACACGGAGACTAGCCATGAGACGAAATTGATTTTCCATGTGCCGGGTGAAACGATTTTGGCACTGGCAGAAAAATTCCGCCATAGACATTGGCTGCCCAACATTTTGTATGTTGATTGGGTCAAGTTCTTGAAACGTGTAAACACGCTGACCATCAACCATTTGCATGGTGGTGTTGACTAGAAAATCTCTTCGCCGCTTGTAGGCTTTTGTCGAAGCGGCTCCTGTGGCTTTGGGATCTTTTACGTTGGTGGTGTGGAGCATAAGGTAAGATCGAAATTTCGCTCCTTTCTGTTCGAGACGGGCCATAGGGACAGTGACTTCAGCGTTGGATTTGAACATGATGTCGTACAACATCTCTTCACTGCCGTCAAATTGATCTTTGTCGTCCTCAACATAAATTGGGTGAGGACCATATCCGTCGAAGTGTTTCATGCCTGGGGTTCTACAAAACAAAAGTTTGTTATCACTCCATCCTTGAATGTGAGCGATAACTCTGGCAAGGGACAACATGACGCCTCCTTTACCGACACCTGGAGCACCAGCTATGCCGATCTGGAAGGGGTCAACTCGAAAAATCTCAGAAGGAGAATTATCGACGACGCGATCGAGAATACGCTCAAAATTTCGGTAAAAAGAAACAAATTTTGCATTTTGTTCTGGGGCGCATTTACGAGTAGCCCAGATTTTCCAAAGAGAGTTAACTCTAGCCCAAATTTCTTCAAAATGAACAATTTTGTCTGGGACTAAATGAAAATCATCACTATTTGCTGGGTCTTTAAGCCATTCGAGGTCATCGATGACGACCCTGAGCAACTCATCGAATCCAGCATCAGTGGGGTGGTCTGGGGACTGGGTCAGCATGCCCAAATCAATTAGAGAATTAAGGAGCATTTCTCTCAGATCTTTAAAAAGGGAAGTGGAGGCAGTAACACCTTGACGAACGTTACTTATTTCGCGACATTTCCACTGGAAGTACTCCCAGGTGGTCTTCATCCTCTCATTACTGCATTCAGATGCTTTCATAATTTTCATACCGATGCCGATGGATAGCATCGTGAGAATATTAGGGATAACACTTGACATATTAGTGTTAACCGTAAGACTCTCAGCTCGTGGCGCGTTTTCTTCGAGCAATGAAACGCATTTCTGAAGTACAGAAGCAGAGATTCCGAGAACATTTGAGAGTTTGAGGGCAAAAAGAGCCCATTTCCCTGGAGTGTTGACATACAGGGATTCCAATAGGTCTATGAAAGTGTTGAGATACATAGGCCCTGTTTCAGCGGGGAAAATTCGCGAAAAGAAGGAGCCATCGATAATGGACTCCAAAAGATCATTTGTGTTATTGGAGGTGCGTGTGGCCTGTTGATCCAAATTCTGGAAGAGACGATTGAGATTGTCACGAGTGACTGAGATGTCGTCTCTAACATCGACTAGCAGATCACGAACAGTTCCTAGGTTGTCTGATGATGAGGCGAGGACTTCTTCAACCTTACGGCTGGTTGCCTCGGACTGACGAGACAAATTGTCAACTAGGGCGCGAACACTACTAGTAGTGGCAGTCACCTCGTGTTTGACGTCGTCCATGGTAGTCTGGACAGACTCGTACATCTCATCAAAGAAAACCATTTGGACTTGAACCATTGCATCAAAGTCCAAATCTTCCAACATGGAAAACCCGTAATAGAGGTCATGGTAGGAACCACGATCAAGAGGGCACAAAGACAACGTCGTGTTATGTTGTAAAAAGTTGCCGTGAGGTTCTTCATTCTCGTCGGGGAAAAGTGGTAGTTGGTCAAAGAGGAAGGAGACAAGGGGTCGTCGTACACCTTGAGCCATGGTGGCAACTGTAAGATCGACGTCTTGCTTAATTTCACGGTATACATGAGATTGAAACTCGTACTTGAATTTGACCTCATTGAACATCTCCTCAACGTCCCACTGCATATTAAATATGATGTAGAACGGAAGCGAAATATCGGTCGTGTGAGATGGTACCCAATTATGTGTTCGGTACACCGTCAAATAAGGGGAGGCATCAAACCTCCAAGGTTTCAGAACAGAATGAGTAAAAGGCGCATCCTTGTTGGTGGTCCACATGAGAAAAGGTTCATACCATTTTGGTGAACGGAAATATTTCACAGCCACGAGTTGGAAGTGGCACAAATTTCCTGCAAGAGATTCATCACGGAGGAGTTTGGTGGGATGTATAATCATCACTGGATGATTGGCCGTTGGGTGGTCCATCAAATGGAAGCCCCAAGGGAAACACCTCATGCGATTCCAATCTTGGTTGTTCATGATGTGAGATAAAATGGCGATATTATCATTCTCATGTTCTGGTTGCTGAAGGATAGCAGCAATATTCAACGCGTCTTGGTGTGTTCGATAAAGACGCTTAAACCAGAATTTTAGACTGTCGAACGTACGCTCGTCAGAGACGGACTCGCAAACCGAAATAAGGAGATCCGCATCGTTCTCTGACACAGCATCAACTTCCTCGTTGACTCCTTCTCCTTCTTCACCAAGTGGGTTATAAGATGTTAAAGCTAAGCCCACTAAATTGAAGGCCAAGGTGGTTGGACTACAGGCGACACGAGAGTAACGTTGAACTCTTTCGATGACTTGAATTTCATGGAGCTGGGTGTCATGAACACGGTTCATACGTGAACGCATGTCAGCTCGAGGGAGACGATACATTTGAACGTCCACATCCTCGTGTGCGAAACTCTCGTCTTCGAGATTCAGATCATTTAGTGCCGGGATGGGCCAAGGGTCGTAGCGGGGAAGAGTAGTAGTGGTCTGCGTGGCAGCATACACTCTAGCGCACCTTTCAACATTGTTATAGTGGATTCCTCTGTATCCACCAACCTCAAAATCGTTGGATAAATTGCATCTGAACTCTATCCACTTTGGTAGAGAGAGGTCCGTCCGCTGGTATGAAGGACAATGCAAGTAGTGGTAATGAGAAAACTCTGACCACAATTCGCTGGCGGTATCTCCAGCATTTTGAGGTGGTTTGGCGTGGATGGTGTAAAAGGCTCGCCGGGGACAAGTTGCGGGGGTCTGGAATACCACGTAGTTGTTGGTTGGAAGGCTAGTATAAGGATTGATGCCGCCCTGTTCGTAGTATTGATTCTGGCGCTCGAATGTACGATACCAGTCGTTGTTGACTTGAAACCTGGCAGCCTGATGTCCTCCAATAACGTATTGTGGTACATCCACATCTGTGAAAGCTGTGAAGTGCATACCGCCAATCCAGTACAAGAACATCTTAGCCAGAGCGACTGGCATACATCCACCACGTGCGTAGCCTGAGGTCTCAAACAGCATGGAAAAGGGAGAAGCTGGAATGGGTTCTGGCCAATACTCGAGGTTGACCTTGACTTCCTTCGATGGTTGAATCCGGGACTTGAACATACGACAAAGGTACGTCTTCAGATCTATGAATGGTATGAAGGGAGCAGGACGATCAGATCCAATAAGTGCTGAACCTAATGTTGACGGTGGTGTGATGCCAACATTCTCAACTGTCTCCTGATCGCCGACCCCTTGGGCCACTGTCACAAACCCATCAAGGGCACAAAATGGTGAGAAAAATTTCAGGTCTGTGCCTCCTCTCCTCCACACTGAAATATCGATGGAGGTAGCTCCAGTTGTTGGGAGCATAAGTGGCGTCTCAAGAATGACGTGGAGAAAGCCGTTAATTCTTCCCTGAGCGCTTCTGCCGTTCTTTGCAGTAGCACGTGTGCGTCCATAATAGTCCAACTGTTGCCAAGGGACTTTAATAGACTTGTAGGCGCGAGATCCAGTGAAGGTTACGGACTCATTGATGGAAACGGAGCCCTGAGTCAAGGTGGGTTGAGATCCAGACAGCTGCCACACAAATTTGAGAGTGAAAGTGTGGAGAAAAGATTTACTGATATAGAATTCATATTCCATATCTCCGTACCAGAGTTCTGATAAATAGCTGACAAGAGCACAACCATCAAAAGTCATGTTCTCTACAGCGACTGGTGTTACGGGACATCGCCACAAAGGAAGATCTGGTGCATCGGTTCTCTTGATGTTAAAAGTACCGAGATATCCTGGTTGTCGTTTCAGGAACTCTACGCTGGTAGAGCACTCAGCAGTGTTGACATCCTCTCGGGCAAATCTAAT